AACCTTATAACAAATATAAACGGAGTTGAGTATTTCCACGAGAAACCAATTATTACTGTAGATGATATCTTATTACCAGTATCAGAGGGAAAAACACAAGTATTTTATGTAGCTAATATGAATGAAGCAGTTAAATATTGCGATAGAAAAGCTGTAACTATCGCAAGAAGTACAGAAGCAGGGTTTAAAGATGATACGGTAAAATTAAGAATCCTTGAAAGGTTTGTACCAGTTCTAGGAGCTAAGAGATCTATAAAGAAAATAGAATTTTAATGATTGGGTGGCTTAATGCTACCCTTTTAATAAGCAGGTGATAATATGACGGTTGAGGAAATAAAAGATTATATAATAGTTGATGATGAATCTGATAGCTTCCCAGAGGAATTAATGGAAATAAGTCAAATTTATATAGATTCTATGGTAGGAGAAGGATATAAACAAGATGAAAAAATGATTAAATTAGCTAGTTTGCTACAAAGGAAACTTTGTGCTGATATGTACGAAAACAGAAGTACAGAAGTACCACAAAGTGTCAAACAGGATAGAATTACAGCTAGCATACTTGACAAATTAAGTAACTATGATGGTGATATAAATGTTTAAGGTTAATATAGGAGATTTAAATAAAAGGATAGTTATACAAAAGTATATTATAAACCAGAATGAAAATGGATTTGATATAGAAGGATGGATAGATTATAAAGCTGTTCGGGCATCTATGAATAATCTTTGGGGAAAAGAATTTTATGCAGCAAAAGCAGTCCAAGCAGAAAATACAGTAGAATTTATAGTTAGATATTCTAAAGATTTAAAAAATATAAATACTAAAGAATATAGAATCAAAACTATAAAAGATAAAAATGCAATAAAAGAAAAAGATAAATATAGATATTTTAATATTACTTTTATAGATAATATACAATATAAAAATAAATGGCTTAAGATAAAGGCTATTGAGGTGATATAAATGTGGGATAAATATATTGATAATAAATTAATAATGAATAGTGCTAGAGAAGCTGAGGAATATTGTTTTGAATGTATAAGAAGAAAAATAAATAATAAAATTAAACAAGCTTGTGAAAATGGTGATAGAAAACTACATGTGAATTTTTATATCCCTGAAAAAATAAAAGAGGAAATTAAATCTTTAGGATACAAACTTGCTACCAATATAAATAATAATGAGAAACTTATTATTTGGTGATTTAATGGCTGATGGAATAGAAATTGAGGGTATGGAAGAATTCACTGATATGTTACAACACATGACCATAGATGAAGCTGACGAGAAAAAGGCTGTAAGAGAAGCTATAAAACCTATAGCTGATGAGATTGAGAAGAATACAACTAAAAGAAGTGGTAAATTAGCCAAAGTAAAAGAAAAAGTTAAAAAAGAAGGATTAGCAACAGTTGGAGAAGTTAAAACAAAAGAATTTTATGATATCTTTGAAGAATTTGGCACAAGTATGGCCAAGCACAATATAGGATATTTTGATAGAAGTGTTAAGAACACAGAAGATAAAGCATTAAGTATATTAGCTAAAGAATTATTAGACAAAGTGAGGTAGATTATATGTGAACATAAAGCAATACCTTTTAAAAGTATTAAATAGTAAGGAGATATTAGATCTGTTACCAGATAAAAAAGTATATTTTCTCCATACAAATAATCCTAATAAAAGCATGTATTTAGAGTATGAGATTATAAATGAATATGGTGCAGATTATTCCGAAGGGAAAGAAGATTATACTACTTATGTGGTCCAGGTAGATATATTTTCTACTGGAGATTATACAGAATGTGAAGAGGTAGTAAAAAAAATAATGATACAAAATGGATTTAACAGGGATATGGCAGCGGATCTATATGAAAAAGAAACTAAATTAAATCACAAGGCAATGCGTTTCAATATAGATTTACCGACTAGCAAAGGCTAGTCTTTTTTAGTGTAAAAAATAAATTAAAAAGGATGGGATAATATATGTCAGAAGAAAAAGTAGTTCCGATAGTAGACTTGAAAAAGTTATATGTGGCTAAAGTTTTAACAGATAGGTTAACCACAACTTTTGATATGCCACGATATTTTGAAGGGGTAAAAGAGTTAGGGTTAAAACCCAAAGTTAATAGTGATGACTTTTATGCAGAAGGTATTTTGTGGATTAGCGAAAGTACACTAGCTAATATAGATGTAGAAATAGATATTACAGATTTAAAAAAAGAAGAGGAAGCATTTCTATTAGGCCATAAATTGGCAGCTGAGGGTGGGATTATAAGAAGTTCCAATGATGAAGCGCCAGAAGTTGCATTATTATATAAGGCAATGAAAGGTAATAATAAAGCCAGATATGGAATAATGTACAAAGGAACATTTTCTATAAGTGATGAAAGTTATAAAGGTAAAGAAGGAAAGGCTAATTTCCAAACAAAAAAATTAAAGGGCACATTTGCACCTCTAAGAAGTAATGAGATGTGGAATTGGAAAGTAGACGAAGAAGATGGAATGACAGATGAAAAATTCTTTAAAGAAGTAATAATACCAACCCCAAAAGTGGATGAGGAAGTAGAAAATAAAAAAAGTGAGGAAGCTTAATTTATAGGGTAGTCAAATACTACCCTTATTATTTTGTTGATGAAAGGACTGGATAATATGTTGGATAAAATAAGAAAACAAAAAATAGGTGATAAAAAATACTCTTTTAAAATGACAAATAAAACAATTCGTAAAATAGATGAAAAGTATGGTAACTATGGTTCTGTTATCTATGGATTAATGGAAGGACAACAATTCTACACAAATGCTTTAAAATTAGTATCTATGTGTTGTGTAGATAAAGAAAAAGTACTTGTAAATAAAGAAGAAAATAAATATGAAGAAAAAATAAAAGAATGGAATATAGAAGAATTAGAAGATATTATAACAGGACAACAATATCAAGAAATTACAAACTTATCCGTAGATTTATACTTAGATTACATGGGAATGAATCAAACAGAAGATAAAGAAGATAAAAAAGAAAAAAACTAAAAGACCAGTTAAGGACTATTGATGATTATTTAATAGACTTTGACTGGCTTTTTTATATAGCAAAAGTACATTTAAATTACACAAAAGAAGAATTTTGGGATAGTACACATAAGGAACTCTATAATATGTGGAAATCACATATTAAGTTTAATGGTTGGGAAATTAAAAACAATAAAGAAGAAAATAACTCTACAAATGATGTAAATTACAAAAGAGTAAATATAGAGGATATACCATTTCTATAAGCTAGGCACTCAATAGAGTGTCTTTTTTTATATAAAAATTTAGAAAGGAGGTAGAAAATGGCTAGTAATACAGAGAAACGTATAACCGCAAAAATGGTATTAGATAGCAGCGGATTTAATAGCTCTCTTAAAGGTGTAAATGCAGAATTAAAAAATGCACAATCCCAGATGAAATTAGCGTCTAGCGGTATACAAGCGTTTGGGAAGGATAGCGAAAAACTAAAATCTGTACAGGAGGCACTTTCTAAATAGGTAGAGTTACATTCCAAAAAAGTAGGCATATATACACAGTCTATAGAAAAAACTAAATCTAAGCTAGAAGATAATATAAAAGTTAGAGATAAGTTAAAAGATAATTTATCTAAAGCAGAGAGCCAGTTAAAAAAAGTTATAGACACTCATGGGAAAGAGCTACAAGGATATATAAAAAATAAAGAAGAGTTATCAAAATTAAATAAAGAATATGAAACAGCTAAAAAAAGATATGGAGAAAATAGTACAGAAGCTAATAAATTAAAAGAACAGATTAGTAAGCTAGAAAATGAGCAAAAAAAACTTACAGCGGGGAAAGAAAAAGAAATAAAAGCATATGAAAAAGCTAAAACAGAAGTTGACAAAACAACAAAAGAGTATGAAAAAAATGAAAAAGCAATAGATAGTAATGCAAAAAAAATACAACAGTATGATACTAATCTAAATAAAGCACAATCCCAGATGAATAAAGCACAGGGAGAACTAAAAAAGATAAATGAAGAATTAGATAAGCAAAACAATAAATGGGTTCAAGCAAGTGAAAAACTAGGAGAACATTCTAAAAAGTTAAAGGATACAGGACAAAAGATAACTGATGTAGGGAAAAGTATAACTACAAAAGTATCAGTACCACTTGCTGGATTAGGTGCAATTGCATTAAAAACTACCGCAGATTATGACGATAGTATGAGCCAATTGAAAGCTATAACTAATTCCAGTGCAGAAGATATGGGGAAACTTGATAAAGCTGCTAAAGACATGGGAATACAAACACGTTATAGCGCTAAAGAAGCAAGTGATTCTATGGTTATGCTCGGACAAGCTGGATATTCTACAAATCAAATTTTAAATACTACTCCAGCAGTGTTAAATTTGGCACAGGCAGGAGCTATTGATTTAACACAAAGTACTGATGTATTAGTGTCCAGTATGTCACAGTTTGGAATTAAAACAGAAAACGCAGCACATGTAGCTGACGTATTAAGTCTTGGAGCCAATAAAGCTAACTTAGGTGTTGGAGATTTAGCAGAGAGTATGAAATATGCTGGTGCTATGGCGAATACAGCAGGCTGGAGCATAGAGGATACTACTGCTGCAATAGGTCTTATGTCTAACTATGGAATTAAAGGTAGCCAGAGTGGTACAGTTTTACGTGGCGCTATTTCTAGACTTGTTAAACCTTCTAAAGATGCAGCTGAAAAAATGGACGAATTAGGTATAAAGATATTTGATACAAAAGGCAAAATGAAGTCTTTACCAGAAGTTTTAGACGAAGTTAAAAAAGGTACATCTAATTTAACAGAAGAGCAAAAAATGAATACACTTGTAACATTATTTGGACAAGAAGCCGTTTCCGGTATGAATGCTCTTTTAAAGGAAGGCGGAAACAGCGTAAGAGCATATTCTGGTGAATTAAAAAATGCAGATGGAAGTGCAGCAAAAGCAGCTAAAACAATGGAAGATAATTTAGGCGGAAGCATGAGAAGCCTTAAATCCGCCGCAGAAGGTGCAATGATAAGCATGGGAAGTGCATTAGCACCAACTATACGAGATATAGCTGACAAAATAACAGAATTAACAAGAAGATTTGCAGCATTAAGCCCTGAAACACAAAACATGATAGCTAAATTTGGTATGTTTGCAGTTGTTACAGGCCCTGCTATAGTAGGTGTAGGAAAATTAGCAACTGGATTTGGAAGTATTTTAAGTGTTGGAAGTAAAGTAACTGGAATAATAGGTAAGATAACGCTTGCTACAAAAGGAGTGGAAGCAGCGACTGCTACAGCTGGTGTAGCGGCAACAAGTGCAACTGGAGCAGCTAGTGCTGGATTGGCAGGATTAGGTTCAATAGCATTGCCAGTTATTGGTGTTATAGCCGCAGTTGGAGGAGCTGTTTATTTAGCACATAAAAACACACAATATCTAAATGATAGCTGTGTAAAGAGTGCAGAAGATATGGGAACTATGGAAACTGCAATGGCAGGATTAAATGGACATGTTATTCACACTAATAAAGAATTAGAAGAAATGAATGTTAAACATAAGGAATGGAGTAATAAAGTTTCTAAAGATACCCAAAAGTCCCTAGATCAATGTGCAAATAAAATAGCAGATTATAGTATGGAGCTAAAGAATGCTGAAAAAATTGATAATTTGGTAGATAGTGAGGCTGGAATAAGATTAAAAACAAAACTAGATGATATTTGCAATAGTGCCATTAAAAAAATTAAGGAGAAACAACCGGAACTACAAAAAACTTTAGCTGATGGATTTGCTGCAGATGGTAAAATCGACGAAAATGAAAAAAAGATTTTGGCTTCAATAAATAAAAATGGCCAAGAGCAAATAAAAAAGGTTAACGATATTAAATCTAAAATTTTAGAACTAGAGAAAAAAGCAGGTAAACAAACTGGGGAAGCTAAAAAAACAACTTTAGCTGAGGTTGATAAATTAACTAAAGAAATTGGAAATATAGAATTAAAGAATACTGTTAAATCAAAAGAAGAATTAATGGCAGCACAAGCTGATTTTAATGTGCGTATGAAAAACTTAGATATGAACGGTCTTTCAAAATTAATGGAATCAAAGGCAAAAGCTAGGGATACAGAAGTAAAGAAAATAAAAGAAAACTATGATAAACAAATTGAGCTATTAAAACTAAATTCGATTAATGTAGATAGTGAAACTAAAAAGGCAATTGACATAAAAATAGAACAGTTAGAGACAGCAAAGAATAAAGAAATAGGTGTGGAAAATGAAAAATATAAAGGCTATTTAGATGCCGCAATAGAAAAATATCCGCAACTAATAAACTATATAGATATGCAACACGGAACAATGCTAACCAAAGAACAGCAACAAAAACAGGCGGAATTATTAGAGTATGGTTCTAAAATGGAGGGATTTTTAGGTATTACTAAAACTGGATACTACAAAATCAAAGATACTACAACTGGGAAAATGAGAGAGTGTTATGTAGAAGTTGATAAAAGTACTGGACAAATAGTTGGAGCATGGGATAGGGGAACAAATAAAATTTATGGGAATCCTATAAAGGCGCAAGAAAAAATAGATCAGGAATTGAAAAATGGACAAAAATTTAAGCCAATTGGTGATAGTTACGATCGTGTAAAAGAAGGAATATGGAAGCGTGCGATAGAAGCACAGGCTAAGACAAATTATAATTTATTTAATTGGATACATGACGCACATTCTAACGCACAAAGTTGGTTAAGTAACCATCCTTTTATTGCTAGTGTAGTTCAACAAGTATTACACCCTAACACACCTACATATATACCGCGTAGATGGACAGGGGATAAATATTTCACAGGTGGATTAACATATCTACATGATGCACCAGGGAAAAATAATAATTATGAACTTTATGATCTACCAAGGGGAAGTCGAATCTATAACCATGATGCTAGCGAAGATTTAGTTATTAAGACAGCTGAAAATGTAGCATCTAAAGTAGCTAATAGTGTATTAAAAAATTTTAAAGGGTTAACAGCAGGTAGGCAAGATCAGACTATTATAGTTCCAGTTAATTTGGATAGTAGAGAAATTGCAAGAGTAACAGCGAAACCAATGTCAGAGGAATTGGGAAAGTTAAATAGGAGAGGGGGATTAGGATATGTTTAGTATACAGTTTAATAATTATAATTCTTATAAGGATCTAGGATTAGTTGTAGAACATAGACCCAATATTCCTGCCCCTGAAAGAAATATTAAAAATATTTATATACCAGGTAAAAATGGGACATTAACAGAGGACCTGGGAAGTTATGAGGATATAGGTATCTCTATTACATTTGGTTTTCAAGATAAAGTTAATATAAATAATAAATGCAGGCAAATAAAAATGTGGTTATTAGATAAGATAAAAGATTACAAGTTATATCTTTCTGATGATATTGAAACATATTACAAAGTTAAAAATGTGAAGATAGATAATATTGAAAGAAGTATAAAGAGCTTAGGAAAGTTTACGGTACTTTTTACATGTGATCCATTTGGATATATAGATGAAGAGCTTTTAATTATAGATAAACCAATTTCCATATATAATGAAGGAACTTTTGAAAGTCAACCATATTTAAAAATATTTGGGTCAGGAGATATAACTTTAAATATAAATGATGAAGTTATTAAATTAAAAAATATTAATAGTTATATAGAATTAGATTCTGAAATTATGGAATGTTATAAGAATGATGAAGCGTTAAATAATCATATGTATGGAGAATTCCCAATTTTAAAAGTGGGAGAAAATAAAATAAGTTGGACAGGTAACATTAATAAAATAGAAATTATACCTCATTGGAGGTGCTTATAAAAATGATTACTTTATATAAAGAAGTAGAAACTAACTTTACTCATAATGGAATAGGAATATTAAAAGACTGTTTACAATGTGAATTACACAGGGAAATAAATGGTCTTTTTTCTTTAGAATTGGAATACCCTATATTTTCTAAAATGGGCGATAAGATAGAAAAGCATATGATAATTAAAGCACCTACACCTCAAGGCGAACAACTTTTCAGAATACAAGAAAGAGAGAGGGATTTAAGTGTAGTTAGAGTGTATGCTACACATATTTTCTTTGATTTAGCTAAAAATTTTATAGCTGATACTAATATAGTTGGAAAAACAAGAATACAGGCAGTGCAACAGGTATTAGATAAAACTTTAAATCCACACAATTTTACTCTAGAAAGTGAAGAAGGTGGAAGACAAAATAACTGTAGACTAGTAAGAGAAAATCCTGTAGAAGCTCTTATTGGAGATAATGATAATACTGTAAGAAATAGATGGGGTTTAGAACTTGATTTTGATAACTATAAAATAATAGCTAAAGAAAAAATAGGAAAGGATACAGGAGTATTAATTGCATATAGAAAAAACTTATTAGGCATACATGAAACACTTGATATGAAAGAGGTTGCAACTAGAATAATACCACAAGGGTACAATGAATTATTATTACCAGAGTATTATATTGATAGTCCTAATATTGGAGCTTATTATCAACCTTTAATAGCTCATGTGAAATTTGAAGATATAAAGGTAAAAGAAAAAAATTTAGAAGGTGAGGAAGCTTTAGAGGATGAAGATAGTGAGGGCTTTGAAACTAAGGAAGAAGCTTATGCAGAAATGAGAAAGCAAACACAAAGACTATTTTCTGAGACTAAAATTGACATACCTTTTTTCAATTATGAGGTGGAGTTTGAAGAGTTAGGAAAAACGGAAGAATATAAACAATATAAGAACTTAGAAAAGATTAATCTTGGTGATACTGTAACAATTAGACATGAGGAACTAGGATTGGATCTAAAGGGAAGAATGATAGCCTATGATTATGACTGTTTATTAAAAAAATATATAAAAATAGAAATGGGTATGAGAAAAAAAGATTTAACTTTACAGATAAAGCAGACTGTTGCTGATATAGAATTCACTAAAGAAAAAATAGAAATGGAAGTTTCCAATTTAGATAAAAGCCTGTCTAGTAAGTTGGAGATAACTGAAAAGCATATAATGACAGAAGTTAATGATGTTAATAGAAGTTTAAATAGTAAGATTGAGCAAACAGCAGAAACAATAACATTTACAGTTAATAATCAAATATCAAACGTGAATAGTAAAATTGAACAACAGGCAGATAAAATAAATTTGGTTGTAGATGGTGGAGGAAGTATAAAGGCTGCACAAATTGCTTTAGCCATAGCTAATGATAGCAGTTCTATTAATATGTTAGCTGACACTATAAATTTAATACCAAATAACGGAGTAATAAATTTTAGTAATGGTACAAGTATAGATACTAGAGATAGTTCGGGGCAAAACAGAGATAACTTTATAAGGTTACGTGCAAATAGATACTGCTATGTTTGTGCGGATGGTAACAACGAAGCTATAAGTTTATTTTTTTCAGGTGGTGGCGGTTCACACGCTTATTGGACTTTTAAAAAAGATGGGCTGTATAAAGATGGGGTAAAAGTATTATAAGAAAGGAGTGATTATATGGATAAACCGTTTAATTTACTTATAGATACAAAACGAACAGGTTTCAATGCTGTAAGAGGATTAAAACAGGGGGACAATAATTCTGTATTAAATATTATTTTAGTGCAGAATAGTGTCCCTTTTGATTTAACTGGAACAACCATAAGAATAAATTATAAAAGACCAGACAATAAAATATTTCTCCAAATGGCAGATATAACAAATGCTACAGATGGGGAAGTAAAAATAAATATACTTACTAAAGCATTAGAAAGTATAGGAGAAATTAAAGCAGATTTAAGTATTTTTGATAAAGATAATAGAAAAATAACAAGTGCAACATTTTCTATGTTTGTAGATTCTAGTGTTTATCGAAATGACTATATAGATAAAGAAGATTTGGATTTAATACAGAGCATTTGGGTTGAAGAAGATAAAAGAATAAGAGCAGAAAATGAAAGAGTAAAAAATGAAGATAATAGAAAAAATGTTGAAAATGCTAGAGTAGAAAGTGAAGAAAACAGGAAACTAGAAGAAATTAAAAGAGTAGATAGTGAAAACATTAGAGTAGAAAATGAAGCAGGAAGAGAAGCAAATGAAAATCAAAGGGTTGAAAATGAAAAAACTAGGCTAGAAAATGAAAACCAGAGAAAAGAGAATGAAGAAAATAGAATTGCTAAAGAATCTGAAAGAGTAGATGCGGAAGAAGAAAGAAAGGTAAATGAAACAGATAGGCAGCAAGGATATACAGAAATAAAAAATACTATTGATGATTTTTCTATATGCGAAGAATTTGATTTAACTAAAGAATATAAAAAATACAATAGAGTTGTTTATAATGGTAGTTGTTGTGAATGTTTAAAAGATTGTACTAACATATACCCAGTTAATAAAGAATACTGGATTCTTATAGCTAAAAAAGGTAAAGATGGATTGGGCAGCGGAAACATGCATACAGACACCTATGACCAAAATAATAATGGTATAGTTGATAAAGCTGAATCTATAACAGATGGATTTATAACATATAACGTAACCGATATTAATAATAAATTTAATACTTTAAATGCAAATGACCAACATGCTAGAGAAGAAATAATAGATATTAAACTTAAACTAAAAGAGAAACTAGCAGTAGATTTTATAAACAAGTCAGGAATAGGATTCTTTGATACATTTGAGACAGATGAATATATAGAATCTACTACAGCAACTTACAACAAAGCAGATACTACAGTGGATTTCGGAAGTCCAGAAGTTCAGCAAACAGTATATCAAGGCGTAACCAATTCAGATACAATTGAACTAGTCGGGGAGAAACTAAATGTGGGGGATTCAATAAAAGTAGGAGATAAACTATTAACAATAGAGGAGGTAGTATAGTGGAGTATATAGGGAAAGAAAAGTTCGGAACGTTTAAAACTAACGGAGTTATACGTGCAATACCGACTAGACCCTGGATTACAGATAGCTACCCAGGTGACCTATCTGGACGTGGTAAGGGCGATATACGAGCCTACGCATCGGGAGATACTTGTCATATTGGAAATTCAGACACGGATGAAACCTATAACTTAACATGGATTCATTTAAAGGATGGTAACAAACACCTATATATATCCGATAGAGTGATATTTACTAATGTCTCATGGGATTACCTAAACAAGTTAGGTAGGATATACGGAACACCAGTTACAATAGATGGAAAGGACTATAAACTTAGAGTACTAGCGGAGAACGAGTGGATTGGTATTATCCGTAATGTCTATAATATATCAGGTCTACCAATGCCGACACAGGAAGATTTAACAGATACTAACACCTATGGTCAATTAGATGGACAACACAACCAATTATGGAATTGGTGGGGAATCTGGACAACATGTCAGGAAACTATTAGTGGAAGCGTAATGGAAAGAGGTTATTCAAATGTTAACAAGGTTACCTATTATAGTGCTAGTGCTTCATTTAAGGATGCAGGTTGGCGACCAGTTTTAGAGTATATCGAAATAGACCCACCAGAAAAACCAATACCAGTATACCCAACATCAGAAGATAGAACACATCCAGAGCCAGTAAAAGGTGAAATTACTTTACAAACCAAGTATAACGGCGAAGGTCAATTAGAACAAATGGATGTGTCAGTATATAATTACACCCAACAAAAATTTGAATACCAATCTGAAATGGTAGACAATACAACAGGATCAATGAAACTTCCAGTAACATTCAAGGCGGGTAACAATTATAAGATAACAGTAAGACACAAAGGAACAGGTGGGTTTGCTAAGGAATGGCTTGGACTCTATGTAATCGGGGGAGAATTAGGAAAATATAAGCTATCAGAACCAATTACGATAAAGCAGTTTGACCCTATTAAATCATATACAAGCGGAGAATCCTTAGTAATGAAACCACAAACATTTCCAGAGACAGAGAACTCAAGGCTAAGACTAGTCCCTCAAGTTATGAATAGCTTAACAACTACGGAATGGAATACACTAAATAGTAAGGAATTAGAATATACAACATCAACAAAAGCACCAGTCGTGGGGGATAGACTAATAAAGGATAAAGAAATATATACAATATCAAGTATAATAGGTGGAGCAAAAGAAGTTAATGTAGTAGCGGAATTAATTACTCAAGAAGATGTAGAAAAGCCAACCCAATTGTTTGCTATGGGAAGAGGTCAAAAATCTTATGTCCATAATGGAAGAATATATTTTCCAGACATACACACTAGAACAACATCACCTAAGTACGGTATTAATATTAGAAGTATTGCCTTAGATGGAACAGCGCCTAAAGCTCATGGGTCAATGAACAGTAACCCCTTAAAGAGTGTAGCTATAACAGGTAAAGACAATAAGGTATATATGGTAATTGCTGAACCTAGAGAATTAACTTTCTTAACTATCAACACTGATACAAATAAATCTAAGTTTCAAAGTGTAGCTATGGATAACTCAGTCATGTCAGTAAGCGCTACCGTGGATAGTAAAACAAATCACCTAGTCGTAGCAACTAAGGAACTGAACTTAAGTACCAGTACTTACAATATCGTAGGTTATTGGTTTAACATGTCAAATCCAGACAAGATAACTATCGATGCTAGAAGTGTGATGTTTAACGATGAAAATAACAACAATGTCAGCTTTCCATATGTGACTGATATACAAGATTTTCGTGAGGGTAACATATCTATAAGTTTTGTAAAGAAATATGATGAAACGCAATTACAATTAGTAGAGGCTATATATACAGCTTCAGGACAAATAAGTAATGTGGGTCGAGTTTTTAAAGATGGTATAAATGCAGTTAACTCATGTGTATATAGTAGGTTATTTCAGGGGGAGAACGGAAAGCATACTTGGATAATTGCTTACAGTTATCAAGAAGGTGCAAATAAAATGAAAGTTGCAACGTATACTCAGACAAAAGAGAAAGGTTCATACCAGAGTTATTGGGCTACACTAACCCCAGAGTACAGTAGAATACCGTTCCTTAGACTAACTTATGATAAATTACACGGTTTCATGTTATTGTACTCATTCTCAGACGGAATAATAAATCAAACATCAACAGTAGCAATCGAGAAGGAGTGGGGCGACATTAGTCAAGTTACCCAAGTAGCTAGTCGAGATTCAGAACATATCTTTGAAGTGGTAGACTATAACCCATATGCCTATGGTCAATACCCAGGATTATTGTTGCTAGAGTATGACGCATCTAGTAAAACAGATAGAGTAATGCTAAGGTCAGATTATACTATGGAAGAACCGAGGGATAATAAATTAACCCTAGATAAACCAATCTCAGCCCATGCGGGGGAGACAATCAAATTTCTAGACTACGACTTAGAAGTAAAAGCAGGAGAAGAAATAGCAACAGTAAAACCATTAGATATAACAGAAGACTATTATGAATATGATGCACAATTTACAAAAGCAGAATCACAAAGAGACATAAATATCAAAGGAAGAAATACTAAATTGACAACATTATATTACTATAACTACTAAGAATATTAGGAGGTACAAATATGGGAATTTATATTAATAACACAATAATAAAAAAAAGAGAGGAAAAAGAAAAAAATAATCTTACATTGCAAAGTTTAGGACAACAACTAACACAAGAAAAAATTAAGAATATGCAAAAAGATGCTATAATAAATAATTTAGGTAAAGAATTAACTCAAATAAAATTAGAAATGTTACAAAGCAGAGGAGGTAATTTATAATGGAATTTTGGATTTTAGCTTTTGAACAAAATTGGATAGATGCTGAACAATTAAAAGGAGCAGTTAAGACGGAAAAGTTTCCGTTTGGAGAAATAACCCCAGATGAGTATTATAAAATAACAAAGATATATTTTGAAGTAGAATAAATTATAAAGGCAAAGTATGCACCGAATAGGTGTTTTTATTTTGCCTATTTTTAATTAAGAGAGGTGACATATGAATATTGAAATGTCAATACTGTACACTATTTTAGGTGCTGCATTAAGCTATTTAGGATATAAAAGACTTAAAGAAAAGGATAATAAAGAAGAAGGGAAAAATGAAGGAATAACTGCTTTAAAATTAGATTATATTTCAAAAGGTGTAGATGATATAAGATTAGATCTAAAAGCAGCAGATAGGAAGATAGAAGACGTTAATACTAGGCTAATTAAAGTAGAAGAGAGTACTAAGAGTGCTCACCATAGAATTGATGGATTAGAAAAGGAGGACTAGTATATGAAAGAAAATAATATGGAATTTCTAAAACAATTTCTACAGATAAAAAAGATAATAGCATTATTAACTACTATAGTATTTTGCATTTTAAGCGCAAAAGGGAATCTATCCAGTACGGAATTTCTTTCTGTATTTACATTAATAATAGGGTTTTACTTTGGACAAAGTTCAGCTAGACAAGCGGTAAAAGAAAGTAAAGAGCAGGATTAATGCCTGTTCTTTTTTTATATTAAATTTTAGGAGGAGTGTTAAATGGCTACATACGGAATAGATTGTGGGCATACAATGTCAGGAGCAGATTATGGAGCAGTAGGAATAAAAGCAGAATCTAATTTAACTAGAGAAGTAGGAACAAAAGTAATAAGTAAATTACAAGCATTAGGGCATACAGTTATTAAGTGTTATAAGGATAGTTGTTCTAGCCTAAATGATAGTTTAAGTTATAGAACTAATACAGCCAATAATAACAATGTAGATTTATATGTATCTATTCATTTTAATTGTTATAACGGTAGTGCTTATGGTACAGAAGTATTCACATATGGAGGGAAAGAATTACCGCAAGCTAGAGCGGTATTAAATAATATTTGTGCTTTAGGCTATACAAATAGAGGGTTAAAAGATGGTTCTGGTCTTTATGTATTAAAACATACAAAAGCTAAAGCCATGCTAATAGAATGTTGTTTCTGCGATAATGCAGGAGATATAAATAGATATAATGCTGAAAATATGGCTAATGCTATAGTTAAAGGACTAGTAGGTACTACAGTAGCGACACCAAATAAACCAAAGGAAGTGGTAAAAGTGGAAAAACCAAAATATGATGATAAGACTATACCAACAGGAGAAACTATATTTAAAATTCCAGGAACTACTGGATACATAGAACAGGCTACAGATGGAAGATTAATAATACACAAAGATAGGGGGAATTATATAGCAATCGGTAAAGGATTCATGGATTGCTACTGGAATGACAATAAAGGTAATGGCGGTAGAAAAAGATTAACAGATTAATTTTAAAGGTACTCTCTTTTATGGGAGTCCCTCTTTTTTTATTGGAAAAATTGTTATAAATTATATAAAAAATTCATAAAAAGGTGTTGACTTCTTATACTACACGTAGTATAATTATAATTGTAGGGAG